GTTGGAACAGAAATAGGTCAGGACAAAGACACACAGATAACCACTATAGTATCTGGGCAAAGCATAAATTTAACGAGGACAGTTAGCCAAAGTGCAAAACTAACTCTAGATGGATCAAACAGCTATACCATTATCTTAATACAGGATGGTGTATCTAATACGGTTAAGATCAATGGGGGATCTTCGACAACGATTAAAATTAAACAAGGATCAGGATGAAAAAATTACAACTACTTGGTTTGATAGCTTTGCTTGGTCTGCCTTTGGTACTACAGCTTACTCCTTTAGAGATACTAAAGCTCAAGGTATTTGATTCATGGATCAAGGACCAAGAACCTTCTGGTTACTTTACGGTGCTAAATATTACAGAACAAGATGTAAGGGACGAAGGAGGATGGCCTTTCCCTAGAGATCAACTGGCAGAAATACACATGCAGTTGTTAGAACGCGGAGCTATGGGTGTTGGATACGTTATAGCATTTAGTGAACCAGATCGTTTTGGTGGTGATGAAGCATTTGCAAACGTATTAGGTATGCATCCAAGTATCTTGGCTATGTTTGAAACAGACAATCAACAGTATCCACCAACTACGGGGACGGTAATACTTGGTGACGATGTAGGTGGAGTAATGTTGCAAGGTGCTACTCAGAATGTAGAAATCTTACGTGACAGTGCCTACCAGGGGATATCTTCTGCCCCTATTGATGTGGATGGTTTGACCAGAAGACTGCCTTTATTAATGCGTACTCCTGATGGCTGGGTTCCTGCATTTGGTACACAAATATTAAAAGTATTAGCTGGTGCTGATACCTACGTTATAAATACAAATGATAATGGTATACAGGAAATCAGGGTAAAAGGGCTTCCAGCAGTCAAAACAGACAGTTTAGGGCGTAAGTGGATAAGTTTCGTGAATACCCCTACGACTACATTACAAGAAATGGATGTGGCAGATAAGTTTGTAATTGTAGGAGTAACAGCTAACGGAGTCATGCCACAGCTATCTACACCAGCAGGGTTGTTGGAACCACATAAGATACAAGCAGCTTTGGCAGAAAGCATACTAATCCAAGACAGCCCATACATACCTGACTATTCATTAGCTGTAGAAATGGCAGCTTTAGTATTAGGTGTATTTGTAGTGTGGCTACTGCTTAATTTATTGGGGATAACGTTGGGGATAACTTTTACAACATTGTTTATGGGGCTTACTTTATTCGGTGGCTACAGCGTGGTACAACAAGGTGTATTAATTGATGTAACCTGGACATTCATAGCTGAGTTTATAACAGCAACGATTACTTTCTATTTAAGATTTAGAGAGCAGTACAAACTACGACAACAGATTAAAAAACAATTCGAACATTACTTAGATCCGAGGCAGGTAAAGGCTTTGCAGAACGATCCCAGTCTACTCAAGTTGGGCGGAGAACGACGGGACTGTACGTTTTTATTTACAGATGTACGTGGGTTTACTGCTATGAGTGAACGAATGGATCCTGAGTTAGTGACTAAGATTATGAATGAAGCACTAACGATACAATCAGATACAGTTAAGAAATATGGTGGCATGGTGGATAAGTATATTGGGGATGCAATGATGGCTATATTTAATGCGCCCATAGACTTGGTTAATCATGAAGAAGCTGCTGTGTTATGCGCACAAGAAATACAAAAACAATTTAAAGAATCTTCTATTGGAGTTGAGATAGGCGTAGGGGTTAATACTGGTGAGGCAATTATTGGGAACATGGGAAGTGCAACACGGTTTGACTACACAGCGATTGGAGATGCGGTAAACCTTGCAGCCAGACTTGAATCCAGTACAAAGGAAGTAGGAGAAGACATAGTAATAGGAGAGTCCACAGCAAAAGCATGTTCTCTCCCTCTAGCGGTACTCCCTTCGATCACTGTTAAAGGTAAACAGGACAGGATAAACATATTCACCTTGATGCCCTAATAATATAAACTAAGTCAATGGCAATATTCGGTAAAGACATCACAGCAGCGGACTTAGCTGTGGGCAATTTACAAGGCTCTGACAAAAAAGCATCAGAGTTTGCTAAAGCTTTGCGATTTGGTTTAGACCAACCTACCGAAAACGTTGCTACTACTTTAAAAGCTTTAGGATTTGATACACAAGCAGACTCGTTAAGCGGTCTAGTAGATGCCCCTGAAAACTATGAATCAGCAGCAGCTAGGTTTATGAATCCAGAAGGAGAAGGACTTTTAGACTTTAGCTACAAAGATTTACCCTTAGCTATAGTAGAACAAGCAGGGCAACTAGGCGGATCTATGTTGTCTAGAGCTGGAGGTTTTGCATTAGCAGGACCTGTAGGAGCTTTACTTGGACCAGCGTTGTTTGAAGCGGTGCAAATAGCAGGCCCTGTAGCATTAGAAAGAGCTCGAAACAATGGTAGAGAAGAACCAAACTGGGAAGATTGGTCGGGTGCATTAGGTACATCTGCCTTTTCAGGAGCTTTGAACGCAGTAGGTGTACAAGGCATAGGAAAACTTAACTCTACAATAGCTGGATCAGCTCTTCGTGAAGGTGGCACAGAGTTACTTCAAGGATTAACAGAGCAGGTAGGTAGCACAGGTCTAACAGAAGCTGGACTACAGATAGATCCTAAACAAGTTATAGGTGAAGGATTGATAGGTGGTTCTACAGGAGCGTCTGCACAAGTGCCCACTTCTACATTAGGCACAGCTCAATCATTGGAAGATTTTAGGCAAGACATAATCGGAGACAGCATAACAAATGCAATGTTTGACCAAGATACACCTGAGCAAGCTGTAGATCAAATGGGAGAACAATTAATGTTAACGGAACAAACTGTAGAAAATATAGAACAGTTTGAGCAAGAAGCCGATCAGTATGACCCTGATGATCCAGGAGCTTTCACTGATGAAAATGTTATTCAAGAGTTTTTAACAACTAACGATCAATATTTAGAAAATTTAATCGAAACTGAATTTGGAAATCAATTAACTAGAGATCAACAATTTCAATTGTTTGTAAATGTACAAGACTACATAAGAAATCATTTTGAATTTTTCGATCCTCGAACAACTGTTTCGCCACGAGAAGCATTAGCTCAAATGGCTCAAACTGTTCAACAAGAATCTACAGCATTTTTAGACAGAACCAACTTAGAACAAGTTGAATCAGGAACAGACCCACGTTATGTTGGACCACAGTCTATGGGCATCATACCGAATCCTAAAGAAACGTTATACGAACAACGTATGTTAACGGAGGATAATAAATTAGGCATAACGTCTATAGAATCAGGTATTGATCCTAATTTCTTGACTCAATCAATTTTAATAGAGGACGGAATATTAGATCAACGTTTGCCAAAAGACCCCAACAAACCTGTGAATCCTCAAGGGTTGTTGCAAGAATTAGGCGTAAAAGAAACTGATAAAAATTGGTTTGAAACATCAAAAAGAGGCAGCAAAAAAGTTGTTAGTGAACTTGTAAACACAGAAATAGCTCCATTTTTAAAAGCTAAAAAAGATGCAGGAGAAAAAGTTACACGTGCAGAAATAGAAAATATACTTTACGATTCTTTAAACCGACATACATCTTTTTATCGAGAAGGTATGGAAACTGGGCATAAAGGCGATCATACTTTTAGAGACGATGGACTAATAAATTTATTCCCTGAAGTATCCGACGTAAATAATTATTTTGAATTGTGGAATCATTATATTCCATTAATACCTGATAATTCTGCACTAGAAAATAGTCCTTATTTTAATCGTGCTGGCAACGATGACATTCATAATCCTCATGGAGATGGAGCAAACATGTGGACAAGAGGGTTTAAGGTAAGCCACCCACAAGGACTAGGAACAGGAAAATTAATTGCGGAAAATCAATCTAAACTTCACGGGCACTCACAAGACCCAAATAAAAATAGAGAAATGTATTTATCTTCAGTAAACGTTGTTGAAGATACAACAGAAATAGACAATATTAGAAACAGAAGAGAAGTTTATAACAGGGCTTATGATAATTTTGCGGAAGAAGTGGCTACTAAAAATGAAAACAACGAAGACCGCAGTGTACCTGGAGCTATGGACACACTTACAACTTTGCTTTTAGAAGAGCCCAGCCAGTACGATCAATACAGAGATGAAGCACTGTTAAATATAGATAAAGAGTTAAGTTCAATATCAAACGAATATGCAAACGAAGTAAAAAAACTAAGAACAAAACAAGCTAAAGAAAATAACGATGCTTTTGTAGACATAATTAATATAACACAGCCTCTTGGCTCGATAGGTATATTGATAGATCAAGATAGTTTTCAAAACTTTATGGACCAACCTGCACAAGCTTTAGATGTTTTTGAAAGTGCTGGAAGACAAAGAAGAAATAAATTTATTGAGTACGTCCTTGCCAACCACGGAGTCAATTTAAATCTTGGAAGGATAGAAGAGCCAGACACTTTTAGACCTATAGATCAAGAAATTTTAAATTTAGCCGATAGACCTAATTTAACAATAAACGAAAACCACGCTAAAGAAAAAGTAGAGTTGATATTGGACTATAGCCCTAAACTGGCTGATAAATACAGCACGTTTAACAATTTAATGATAGCAGCCGATAAGTATCCTTCTATGGCAGAGTCAAGACAGTTGCAAGAATTTGAAGGCAGAAGCAGAGAAGATAAAATACTGTATCCAGACTATCCGTTTAAAAATAATTACCCTGGAATGAATTTAAGACGCATAGTAACTAAGAGCATAAAAGACGGAGACGATTTTGTGTTTATAGGCAGCGGCGGAAAAGGAGGAGCTCCTGAGTCTGTGTATAAAGCTCAGAAAAAAGAAGCTGGAAACATTGCAGAAGTTATAGCCAGTTATCAGGGTGATTTGAAAGCGGAAGACTTATTTAAAGTGTTACCAGAGTCAGAAGACGTGCCAGGAGGCCCGTACTACGCATTGGACATAAGGCCCTTAAAACAATTAATAGAGGCCAAAGTATTTAAAGGATTCAAGGGTTACAAAGAAGGTGGTTTAGTTATGAATTATGGTGATTATGGAAGGAGTT